GATGCACCTGCGAGGCGGCGGGTGTGGGGGACGCGCAGGTGCATCGGTGGATGCGGCTGTACCCCGAGTTCGCCGAGAGGCACAAGGCCACGAGCGCCGAGACCGCCACGCGACTGGAAGGCATCGTCGATGCCATCGCCACGGGCGAGATCGACGCGACCCCTGCGCAGGTGACGCTGCTCCAGTTCCGCCTGAAGGGTCTGCGCCCCGAGGTCTACCGCGACCGTGCCTCGGTGCAGGTCGATCAGCGCACGACCCTCTCGGCCGAGGTCGGGGAGGGCGGCAGGGCGCGGCTGCTGCTCGCCGAGTGGCAGGCGTGACGGCGGCAGGGGAAGGCAACGCGCACACGCGCGGATGCTTCGCGCGGCCACGCGCGCGGACCCCCCGTGCGCTCGCGCCCCCGCGCCCACCCGCGCCCCCCCGAGCGCGCGCGCGCGGAGTACCTAGTATCTAATACCCCCCTCCCTCATCACAGTACTGACCCCTAAATCCATACCTACATGTCCGAAATCACACGACTGCGGAAGAAGTTCTTGGACGCAACGGGTACTGACCCCATAGCGCAGGCGGATTTCCGTGCTGCGTTTGCGGAAGACATCTGCTTGTGGTTGCGGCTGACGGGTTGGACTTACGCTCCGAAGGAGGTTGACCCCACCACGGGACGGGAAGTACCTAGTCTGAAGCCGAATCGTCCGTTTGTTCTGTGGCCGTGTCAGGAGAGGGCGGTGAAGGAGGTGATCGATGCTGTCGGCGATGGTCGTGATGTGGTGGTTCGGAAGAGCCGCGACATGGGTGCGAGTTGGCTGTTGGCTGCGGTCGCGGGGTGGGGATGGCTTTTCAAGGGCTGGCAGGCGTTGTTGGTCAGCCGTGTGGAGGATGGTGTTGATCGCCCCGGCGATCCTGACAGCCTGATGTGGAAGGTGGACTTCCTTCTTCAGAGTCAGCCGCCTTGGTTGCTTCCCGGGCTTGCGGACGAGTTGCTTCGGCGTGGTTCGGACACTCGGCAGCACATGATGCTGCGGAATCCGCTGTCGGGGGCGACGATTGCGGGTCAGGCGAGTACTGCCCATGTCGGCCGTGGCGGCCGTAGAACCCTGATTCTGTTCGACGAGTTCGCGTCGATGGGTGAGGCCGAGGCTGCTTGGCGGTCTGCGGCGGATGCTTCGGCGTGTCGTATCGCTGTGAGTACCCCCCTTGGGAGCGGAACCCAGTACTCGACGCTGGTACGGATGGCTCGGACGCAGGGTGACCCGAGGCTGGTGGAGTTGCTGTACACGGATCACCCGTTCAAGGGTGCTGGGGCCGAGACTCGGGTGGATGTGGACGGTCGGGTGACGGGGATTGCGGGGTCGGAGTTCGTGTGGACACCGTGGCTTGGGGAGCAGATGAAGCGCCGCGACACGGTGGACATGGCGCAGAATGTCTTTGCGACCGAGGTGGGTAGTGGTTCGAACTTCTTCACCCCGGGTGTGGTGACGGCGCACGCGAATGAGTTCGCGGTGGGTGGGGAGAAGTGCGAGTTGCTCCGTGGGCGGTTCGTGGCGGATCCCCACGGGCGGTGGCGGGTGTTCAGGCACGGGGATGTGGAGCGGGAATATGTGATGTTCGCGGATCCGTCCTACGGGACGGGGTCGGCGAACGCTGCGATCTGCGTGATGGACGCGGACAACAGGGAGGTGGTGGCCGAGTTTGCCGACCCGAATGTTCCGCCGCACGACTTGGCGCAGGAGATGGTGGAGGTGGCGATGACGGTCTACAGGGGTAGGCGGCTGCCGATGATCGGTTGGGAGGTGAACGGCCCGGGTGCGGCGATGCACCACGACTTCCAGCGGATCGGGTACTCGGCGGTGTACCGCCAGCGGATGGTGGGAACCACGACCGAGCGGCTGACGGTTCGGATCGGCTGGAACAGCAGTCGGAGGGCGAAGCGGACGCTGCTGGGGGCGCTGTCTCGGGCGATCAGTCAGGGGACTGTTCGGATTCCGAGCGAGGAAACATTGCGGGAGATGATGGATTATGTGATACTTGAGGACGGATCGATCGAGGCCGCCTCTGTACGCGACCTAGCATCGGGCGCGCGTGAGTCTCACGGCGATCGTGTGATCGCTTGTGCTGGCGCGCTGATGCTTTGTGAGGAGGGAGTCAGTTCCGAGAACAGGGACACGGCTCTTCCGAGCGATTCGATGGGTGTGATTCTCAAGCACGACGAGGTGTTCCGATGAACTACGGCGGCGGCTACGGCAACTCGATGAAGGACAAGATGCGGCGTGGATCGTCGATCAAGTCCAACGGTTCGAAGATGGGTTCCACGGGGAACGGTGGCAAGGGCGGCGGCAAGGGCGGCCCCAAGCGGCCCAAGCCGAAGAAGAGCCGCTGATGGCGATCACTCCGACAGCACCGAAGCCGACTGCTGGAGGAACGATCTCCGTTGGTGGCGGCAGGATGCGGATCACCCGTCCCTTCGAAGACCTCCGCGAGAAGGACGAGAAGAAGAAGGACGATGACGAGGACGCGAAGAGGAAGCACGAGCCGCGACGATGAAGAAGCGCGCACCCAACCTCTCTGTAGGACGCGGTGAGAAACTCCCCGTGTCGAAGGGCGCTGGCCTCACCGCGAAGGGCCGCGCGAAGTACAACCGCGAGACTGGGTCGAACCTCAAGGCTCCCCAGCCCGAGGGCGGCGCTCGCAAGAAGTCGTTCTGCGCCCGTTCCGCTGGCTGGACAGGCGAGCGCGGCAAGGCTGCGCGCCGAAGGTGGAAGTGCTGATGCCGCGCGACTACAAGGCCGAATACGCGAAGTTCCACTCCTCGACCGCGTCGAAGAAGGATCGCGCTTCACGGAACAAGGTGCGCCGCGCTGCGGAGCGAGAGGGCCGCGTCTCCAAGGGCGATGGCAAGGACATCGATCACAGGAACGGAAACCCACGCGACAACCGCAGGTCGAACCTGCGCGTGACGAGCAGATCGCGGAACAGGAGCAAGTAATGCCGACACCAGTCTCATCGCAGCGCGAGCGTCTCATGCACGAGAAGATGCACCGCTCCGGCAAGGCGAAGACCCCGCTCGCGAAGGCGGGGCGCAAGATGAACGGAAACTGCAAGAAGTGCGCGAAGCGCAGGAGTTGAACATGGCGAAGTCCAAGGCAAAGCCCCGTACCGTTGCGGCCAATGCCGCTCGCAAGGTCATCGTGACATCGAAAGCACCGACCGTCACCAAGGCGAAGGCTCTGATGCCCACCGCGCCGAAGAAGTGAGGAGATCACCATGAAGGCGAAGAACCGATACGGCAGCGGCGGCGCGAAGAACGGCGGCGAAGATGGCGGCAAGAATGGCGCAAAGGGCGGATTTCACGCCCGAAAGAAGAGCCGTGCGCCGAAGCCTGCCTTCATCAAGAAGGGCCAGTCGATGTTGACTGGCGGCGGCGAAGTCACTCCCAAGTGAGGTAATCGATGCTCGACCTTTCGTTCGACTCCATCCGCCGGGAGGTGGAGAGCGCGGAGCGATTTCGCGACACGCACCTCTCGTCCCTTCGGACGATGGTCGAGAAGTACCACGGCCCAGCGTTCCGAGATGACCGTGCCGATCCGTACATCGACGATCCCGAGAACTTCGGACACGAGTATGTGTCGCTGGTGCTTCCCCGCATCATCCACGACACGCCGAAGTTCCGCGTGAAGTTGGGCGAGCCGATGCTCGACCTGATGATCGGGCGCAGGCTTCAGATCGCGATCAACCGATGGTCGCGCATCACGAAACTGCGCCGCACCCTTGAGCGTGTCGCGACCGACATGCTGTTCACCTACGGAGTCGCGCTCACGGTCAGCGAGCCTCGCCCCGAGGTGAGGAAGACCGATGGCAAGGAGCCGTACCTTCCGCGCGTCTACCGCATCAGCCCCGAGCGGTTCTTCATGGATCCCGCCGCGACCCATATCGAGGACGCTCGGTTCATGGGCCATTGCTACGCGATGGACAAGAACGACCTCATCGCGCGCGCGGAGAACGACAAGACATACGACATCGAGGCGATCCTCGGCATCCCATCAGGCACGGATCTCGACGAAATCCGAGATGACAACGGACGGGACATCGAGGATCGCAAGGAACTGGCGGTGTACGAGGTTTGGGTTCCCGAGTCAGACCAGTCGGTGGCCGAGGAGATCGACGAACTGCTCGGCCCCGGCATGGTGAACGGGACGATCTACACCTTCGTGAAGGGTCGGTCGAAGTCGAGCAAGTGGGACGGGTACATCCGCAAGCCCATCCCGTACTTCGGCCCCCGCAACGGCCCGTACACCGTCTTCGGCGTGTACACCGTCCCCGATGACCCGTACCCGCTGTCCCCTCTGATGGCGATCCAGTCGCAGGTCGAGGATCTCAATGCGCACCTCGTGAGCGTTCGGTCGAGCGCGGCCGCCTACAAGCGGCTCGTCATGGTCGATGCGCGCAACAGCAAACTGGCGCAGGACATCAAGGACAGGCCGCACGACTACATCATCCTGTCGGAGAGCCTCGACAAGGACAAGGTGGTCAACCTTGAGGTCGGCGGCATCACCCAGCAGCAGGTGCAGTACTCGCAGATGGCGCAGGATCGACTCGACCGCGTGTCGGGCATCCATGATGCGATGCGAGGAAACATCCAAGGCTCGGCGACAGCGACCGAGGTCGCCGTGGCCGAGTCCAGCGCCACCATGCGCATGGCGCACCTCAAGCGCCAGTTCCAAGAGTCGGTCGATGATCTCGCTCGGTCAGTTTTGTGGTACATGTGGCACGACGATCGTGTCGCATTCCCGCTCGGCCGAGAGGGCGCGGAGGCGTTGCTGGAGGCTGACCCGAAGTTCACGGGCGGCGTGCGGATGCCGGGGTGGGAGGATCTTGAGGTGGCCGTCGATGCGTACAGCATGGAGCGCGTCTCTGAGGCGCTCGTGCAGAAGCGCGCGATGGAACTCCTTCAGATCACCACCTCGGTCGCGCAGGGCATGATGGCGATGCCGTTCATCAAGTGGCGCGAGATCCTCTCGACGGTCGGCGATGCGCTGAACATGCCGCACCTCGCCGACATGATCGATCAGAACGCCATGATGCAGATGGCCCAGCAGCAGCAGGCCGCGCAGGCTGGGCCGATGCCCGGGCCGTCAGGTGGGCCGCCGCTGAACGAGATGGGCGAACCGAATCCGATCCCCGCAAGCAGCAGGGCAGGTCTCCAAGGAGCCGCCAACAGGGCGATGTGACATGAAGTACGAGTTCCTCGACTCCGATGGAAATGTGGTTGAAATCGCAATGATGATGCGTGACGCGCCTTCCATCGGCAGTATTATCACACACGAAGGGCGAACCCTGACCCGAATCGCCAGCACTCCGCAGGTGGATCCGGGAACCAACCGAAGTCAGTATCCCTATGTCAGTACTTCGCTTCCGCGAAAACTGGAGGGGTGCAAAACTACGAAGCAGGGGAAGCCCATCGTGATGTCGAAGCGCCATGAACGCGAAATCATGGCGCGGCACGGTTTCGAAAAGGACTGAAATGTCAGAACCCGAAGTACCAGCCAAGCCCGTCGATGAGACGCTGAATCCTGTGCAGCAACTCGCTGCGGAAGCCGCTGTTGAAGCGGACAACTCCGAAGGCGAGGACGCTGTCCTTGATCGTCTCCTCGGCATCGACGAACCCGCGCCACGGCGGGTTGATCGCACGCCTGAACCGACTGCTCCAGCGAATGATCCCGACTTCGATCGGGCGCTGAAGGCTTTGCAGCGGGACGGCGTTCCGGCCGAGATCATCGACTCCATCCGCGCCGATCCTTCCAAGGTGAAGGACTGGGGGCTGAAGGCGGCGAAGAGGCAGGCCGATGTGGATTCGTTCGGAGCCAAGAAGGCGAATGCCGAGGAGGCTCCGAAGACTTCCCCGAAGAACTCCGCGCAGTCCGATGACGGTGAGGCCGATGCCGATCCGCTGTCTGCCTTCGGGGAAATCTTCGGCGACGAGGCTGCGAAGCCTCTTCGCACCATCACCGACCGCCTTCGCTCCGAGTTCGAAGAGAAGACGAAGGCGATGGAGGTGAAGTACGAAACTCGTAGCGCCTACGAGCGTCTCGCATCGATGTACGGGAAGAACGCCCCGACCATCGACGAGATCACCAAGGTGGCAGCGCAGATCGGGCGCGAGAATCCCGGTCAGTTCGAATCCATCTCGGACATCGTCCAAGAGGCGTTCCGAATGAGGGCAGGCGAGCCGAAGCGTCCTGATCCGAGGAACTCCGCGCGTCCGACCGTGGGCCAACCGCCTGCGCGTCAGACCCGCGAGATCGATCGGGAGGACGCGGTTCTCGACATCCTGCTTTCAGGCGGCACGCGCGCGGACGCTCTCCGAATCCTTTCACGCTAAACCAACGAGGGCATCATGCCTGCAATCACGACTTTCAACGACTTTATGACCTCGACGGGGCCGTCATACCTGACGAGCGCCGATCAGGTCATCAACGAGGCCGTCAAGAACACCTACGCCTTCAGCCGTCTCCTCAAGGGCAAGTCCCGCGAGCAGACCATTCAGGGTGGAACCGAGATCCGCGATGTCATCATGTTCGATGACTCGCGCACCTACGACCACTACCAGCCGAACGACACCTTCGTGTGGCGCAACCCGCAGGTCACCGACTATGTGCGCGCCCCGTGGCGCTTCCACATCGACCACATGTCGTGGACTGACGCGGAGGTCGAACTCAACACGGGCGAGACCAGTTCCAGCACCAAGGTCGCCTACAAGCGGCTGAAGCGCATCAAGGAACAGCGCATGTGGACTTCGATGCTCAACGGCTTCGAAGAGGATCTGTGGGCGCAGCCGTCCATCGCGAACATGGAGTCCGACAACGGCAAGTTGCCGTACTCGCTCCCGTACTTCCTCACCGAACTGGCGCAGAACTTCGCTGGCTCTCTCGGCCTTCGCGGTACTGCTCCGTACACCGCCAGTACCAACACGGCGCACACCGTCATGCGCATCTCTCCGTTCACGGAGAACCGCTGGACGAACTGCGTTGAACTGTACAACTGCCAGCCGTCCGCGCTCACCCCGCTCGGCACGAACTGGGGCGTGACGCAGACTTCTGCGCTCACCGCCAACACGGTGTACGCACAGGGAACTGGTCACACGGTCGCCCTCAACAACCTCTTCAGCGCGATGGATGTCATGTTCATGCGCATCAAGTACGAGGCTCCCAGCACCCGTCAGCAGTACTTCGAGAACGACAACCTCAACCGTCAGATGATCCTGACGAGTCGTGCTGGCGTTCAGCAGTACCGCAACGCGCTTCGTCTCTCCAACGACACCCTCGTCTCGTATCAGGATGCTTCCTACAGCAGCCCTGCCTACGCAGGCATCGATGTCACCTACTGCTCCGATCTCGACACCGCCGCGATCTGCCCAGCGAACACGGGAACGGCCGCCGCACAGACCCTCGCTGGATACAACGGCGTGACTGGCGCGAACGGATACAGCGCAACGGCGACCTCGGGCATCTCGTCGTTCGGAACCGAGACTGGTGCGAACACGATCGTGCGCGCTCCTCGCTACTACTTCGTGAACGGCAACTACCTCACGCCGATCTTCCACGCTCGGCGCTACTTCAAGCAGCACGAGGTTCTCCGTCACCCCAACCAGCCGTTCACCTATGTCCAGCCCGTGGACTGCTGGTCGAACCTGTTCTGCAACAGCCGCCAGCGTCATGGCGTTGTCGCTCCGCTTTCGTTCGCCGCTACCTGATCCCAAAGGAGGGACACACACATGATCGCAGGAATCATCGCTCCCGCTGGAAACCTCGCTGCGGCCCAGCCGCATCAGGTCATCGTCCAGCCCATCGCAGGCGTTGCCGTCACCGTTGGCGACATCGTCATGTTCGATCTCGTTGGCAACAACACCACCTACACCAGCACCGCTGTCTACGACGATCTCGATGACAAGAAGAACCCCTTCAATGTCGTTGTTCTCTCGACGGCGGCGCTCGGAGAAGGTGGCATCTACGGCGTTGTGACGGAAGCAGCCGCCGCAGGATCCCGTTGCAAGGTCTGCATCGCAGGCATGGTCACCGCGAAGATCAGCGGAACGACCACCATCGGAACGACCGTTCTGACCCCTGACGCTGGCATTCTCGTGCCAGCCGTCACGCTTGTCGGGGCCGCCGTTGGTCTTGCTCTCGCAACCAACGCATCAGGCGCGGCATCCATCCGTGTGCTGTTCAACGGCTGGGCGTTCGGCTCGCAGGGCGCTTGATCTGAAACCTACTACCGGGTGGCCGTGGGAAACCACGGCCACCCGCTTCCATGCTTACCTACGGTGGCCTTCGCCAGCACATCCTCCTCGCGCTCGGCGGCCAACCGTCGATCGTCAGCGGTGTCACGCAGAACCAGCGCATCGCCGAGATCGTCAATCAGGCTGGGAACTACCTGTTCTCCAAGCAATGGCGGTTCCGTGAGCGCACGGGTCGCCCTGTCTCGCTGGTAGCCAATCAGAACTGGGCGGCGATGCCCGGTGATGCCGAGGAGATCATCAGCCTCGTCACGAAGGCTGGCCTTGGCTGGCGCGTCGAACTCACAAGCCCCGAGCAGATCGAACTGTTCCGCAACAGCATGACCCCAGCGTTGGTGGACAGCGTCTACTACGCGGCGCTCTCCCGTCCGTGGGCGCAGGCAGACGATGTGACCCCTCTCGTGGCTGGAACTGCGTTTCCTGCTCCACGGCTTGAACTCTACCCGACTCCGCAATCGACCACGACCGATGCCATCATCATGCGCTATCGCGCTGGATGGACGGCCGTCTCGGGCGAGACGAATGCGGTCACCGCCGACACCTACATCATCCCAGTTCCTCCGTATGTCGAGGCTCTTCTGATCGCCTACTGCCGCGCTTTCGCGGTTGCCTACGAAGACGAAGGTCTTGCGGCGCGGCTGATCGAGATCGACAACGGCCCCATTTGGAACGCAGCCGCCATCAAGGATGGCATTGCGCAGAGGGACTACGGTCGCCTGAATACCTCCCGCGCGGGAGCGTTTGTCTCTGATCCATTCAGGTATCGCAGCGGATTTTTGGGGAATCCATCGTGACCGAGGACAGCAAGAAGAACTCTCAACTTGTGGCATCATGGGCGCAGTTCGTCGCGATCTGCATCGGCATCGGAACGGTGCTGATGTACATGGGTCGCAAGGATCAGCAGTTGGCAACCACCAGCGAGCAGGTCAAGGAGTTGAGCAGCATCGTCTCCGATCTTGCCAAGGCGCAGGTCGGCTTCAACCTCACGGATCAGCAGACCGCAGAGCGTCTGCGCGAACTGGCCGCACGGCTGGATCGTCTTGAAAGGAGCAAGTCTTGACCGAGTTCATCCCTTCGTGGCGCACGACCGTTGCAGGCGTTGGCGCGATGCTTGTCGCCATCGGTGGCGCGCTGTCGGCGACCTTCGACAACGACCCCGCGACCACCGCAGACTGGGCCGCAGTCATCGCCGCCTGCATCGCGGGATTCGGCCTGCTGTTCGCGCGAGACAACAAGGTGTCTTCGGAGAAGGCTGGCGCGAAGTGACCCAAGGGTACGACGATTGGTTTGAGGAGAACGCACCATGCTCGACAGAGTCATCGCGCAGATCGCCCTCGGCCTCCTGTCGTACCTTGAAAAGCGCATGGAGCGTGGCTCCGTGGCGGTCGATGCTGATGTGGATCGTGATCGCCTTCGTCGTGGCGGCGCTCGCATTCGCGAGTGGCTGCGGAAGCAGGGCGGTGTTCATTCCCGACCAAAGCCCGGTGAGGCTGGGGCCGGGAGTGAAGGGAAGGGTGTGGATGCTGGTTGACGGCCAATGGACGCTGTCGGCCAACAGCATCGAGTTGCCCGAGGGCATGTACATCGTGCCTCCGAGGTTTGTCGAGGAAGGTGACCAATGACCGCAAAGATCCAAGTACGCCGCGACACGACCGCCCAATGGGCCGCTGGAACGCCGCCGACCCTCGATGTCGGCGAGATCGGCCTCGACACCGATCTGAAGCAGATCAAGATCGGTGACAATGTCAACAACTGGACGGCGCTCCCGTGGCTCGGCGGAACGCTTCCGTACTTCTCGTCTCCAGCATCGGACATCGATGCAGCAACCAACCGTGTCGCTGGCGTGTACCGTTGGGCTGGCATCGCATCGATCACCAGCGGTACGGTTCCTGCGGCCCCCATCGACATCAAGGCCGCTGACGGCGGCATCAACATGCTCGTGCTGAAGTTCGGCACGACCGTTATGCAGCACCTTTGGACTGATGGTGATGGAACCGTCACCCCCAAGTCGTACACGCGCGTGTATGACGGTGATGTCTCTGCGTGGCGCGCGTGGGTTCCGCAGAACATTTGGGGAATCAGCGCGACCGAAGGCGTTGATGTCGTGGCGAAGAAGATCACGCTGAAGGACACGACAACTGGGCTTGTGGTCGATGGCGCTTCGACGCTGACTGGAGCGTCTACTTTCGGAGGCGTTGCCTCTTTCACCGCTGGAACCGCAGCCGCACCCGCGATCACCACGACTGGAGACACGAACACGGGAATCGCGTTCACAGCAGCGGACACCGTTGTGATCGCGACTGCTGGATCGACCGCATTGACGGTCGGCCCCGCGCAGGGCGTGACGATGGCGGCCAATGCTACCGTCACGGGCAACTTCACGGTGACTGGGCAGATGGCTGCGGCCCTCAACATGGGGTCACAGAAAATCACCAGTCTCGCAAATCCAACTGCGGCGCAGGATGCCGTCACCAAGAACTACCTTGAATCCAACCGGATCGGGCAGGTCGCATTCGTAACATTCGCAACCAACGCAACTCCACTAACCGAGCAGATTGGCATTTCCTACACGGGAACTCCAACCGTCTTCACCAACGCATCGACGGGCATTTCGAACATCAGATGCCCTGCTAGTCAGACATGGAGAGGTCTATTTCATTCCGCTGGTGGATCTCCGTTATCGGTATTGCTGACTAGCACCGCGTGTACCCAAGGCGATGGGTCATCAAGCCTTGGAAGTCCGGGCAACCCGTTCGCATTTCACCTCATTCGAATCACTTGACGCACATCCCCGTCCAACTTCCGTTCAAGGGCTTCACGGAGCAGTCGCAGTTCTCTGCGATCCCGCAAGGCATGACACCGTCATGCCTGAACATGATGCCTTCGGATGTGTGGAGCGGCAGGATGCGGATCAGCACGCGAAACGGCACGCAGTTGTACAACCTCGGCAGCGTGCAGTTCATGTCCACCTTCAGGGCGTACATCGGCAGCACGCTCGTCGAGAAGTTGATCTTCGTCAGGAACGGGGTCATCTACTACGCCGATCCGAACGCCGACCTGACTGCAACGGCAACCGCTTTCCCCGGTCAGGGAACTGCTCTGTTGAACACAACTGGGTTCGTCGAGGGCGTTCAGTTCAACGAGTACTTCTACTTCGTCGATGGCACGAACTACACGAAGGTGCTTTTGACGGACACCACTACTGGAGTGTCCATTTGGGGTTCGACGAGTGGTTCTGTGCTTGGCCCATACCACACGGATCCATCCACAAGTCCAGCAGGAAACAGAGCCACGCTGATCTGCCGATGGGGCGCTCGCGTGGTTCTCGCTGGGTACAAGAAGACCCCGAATGTGTGGTTTGCCTGCGCACCTGACAAGGTTTCTGCCGTAACTGCTGGTACTGATGGGTGGAGTGGAGGCGATTTCATTGGAGCGATGAGCGGTATAGGTGGAACGGTCAGCACGGCATATGGAACACTCGGTGATCCGATCGTCGCGATCTTCCCGTTCGCGCAGACGGGATTGATGTTCGGATGCACGAACTCGTTCTCGTTCCTCACCACGGATCCGATCTTCGAAGAACAGGTCGCGATGGTCAGCCTGACCAAGTCGATCGGCATCGCAGGTCAGCGCGCGTACTGCCAGTCGCAGGAGAAGGGCGCGTTCATCCTTGCGAACGATGGCCTGTACTTCATCAACGCCAATGACTTCAACTTCAACCGCGCGAACCGAGTCAGCGCAGGTAGGCTCGACTCGTTTTTCCTCCGCATCGACTTCGGAACTCCCGCCATCGGCGGAACCAGTTCGTTCTCGGGAGGAACCCTTCGGTCTCTGAACACCGAGGATGGAAGCGCCACGGGCGCTGACACCAAGGTGCAGACATCCGAAGGCGGTTTGAGCAGCGAATCGACCACGGAGCCGCTCGGGATCGGAACGGCCACGGCATCGCTCGCTGGTTCCATCGCTACTGGCGATGTGTTTCCATGCCTGTGCTACGACCCCGACCGAGAGGGTGTTTGGATGCTGCTGGCGGTCAGCGGTGTAGAGGGAGCCAGCCTGCACCTCTACTACGACCTGAAGACCGACTCGTTTTGGCCGCAGCGTTTCTCCGATCCGAACACCTACGCTCCGACATCGGGCTGCTATGTGGGGAGTTCCCGAACGAAGTCGGGTCGGCTGTTCCTCGGTGGATCCCAGTCGATCAGCATCATCGATAGGGCGTTCCCCATCGGAGTCGATGGATGGGATTCGGAGATGGGCGACGATGCGCAGCGAGCGCAGTTCGTGCGCAGCAGCCTGACGGTCGGCCCCGTGATCGGCCAGTTGCCGTACCGCGTGATGCTGAACGAGATTCGCGTTGATCTCGGAGATGACGAGTACGAGGTTCCAAGCGGCTTCAACGACTTGAGCCAGTCTCCGATCATCAGCGTCACCAAGGGTGACACGGCGCAGACTGCGCTTGGATTGCAGACGGACAGCCTGTTCGTCATCAACCTGAACCCGCTTGTGATCGATGGTGGCAATGCGGCTGGATCAGGATCCGTGCTGTATGACGGAGGAACCGCTGCCACGCCGTCTCCGAGCGAGATCGACGGGCGCTTCGCCATCCGTCCGTTCGGTCAGTACACGCAGAATGATCCGTTCGCTGCTGGCATCAACCGCTTCTACAACGGCCCGGGCAACTGGGTGATTCGATGGGACACGCTTGCTCCCAGCGGAGCGCGGTGGGTCATCGAGCGAGACAGCACGCCAGCGGTCGATGGAGATGATTACGGAATCACGGCTGGGTCTCCTCCGCAACTCGTCGAGTACGAGCAGATCACGGCCGACATCGGGTCTCCCGATGGAGCGATGATCACGATCCAGCAGATCCCTGTCAGCCCTGACGCGCGCGACAACGCGGATGTGTCGGGCGCTTCGTTCCCCGAAGCGGAAGTGACCGAAGTCGGAACACTCGTACCCGGTCGCAACACGGCGAAGAAGTGCCGTATCCGTGGCGAGGCGA